CCGCCATTTCCATCATCAACGGCGCGCGGCAGGATGAATACGGCACCCCGGAAAACAGCTTTGAGGCAATAGCCGCGTTCTGGAGTACCTATAAAGGCGTGGAGTTTTCAGCGCACGATGTCGCCATGATGATGGCCCTGCTCAAGGTTGCCCGAATCAAGGCCGGTAATGGGAAGACGGACTCGTATGTGGATCTGTGCGGCTATACAGCACTGGCGGCAGATATGGTGCCTACAAGACTCTTGGCTCCTCAAGGTGCTACAGATGGCAGGTGAAAAACTTCATGTCCGATTGGTATGAACAATACAAGGCGTTCCAGAATAGCCAATGGACTCCTACGGCCTTACCCCCAGAAGAGGAAGCCAATTTCAAAAAATGGCTTACAAGTTCACGCTGGTTCAACGAAATCAAGGCGGACATCGAAAAGCACGAAGGAAAGGTGGATGATGAGCGCCTTTTTACCGAGCTGACCGGCCCGCAAGCCGATTATGATTACCGTGGGGCGTGGCGATCTGGTATCGGTGCGCAGGACTATGAATACGACCATCGCATGCACTGGCCTTCCTCTACTAGCGATGGCCGTATGCTCAAAAGTCCTCGGCACCCTACTGCGTGGATGGAGTACTTTATGGAAGAAACAGGAAAAGACCCGAATGAGATGGAATTGAAGACAGCGGAAGAGGCCCTTCAGTACACCTCAAGGGCATCGTATGAGTTCGACAAAGCCTTCAAGGAAGCCGTAACAGTTGGCTCCAGAGGCAAATAACGATGTCCGTGAAAGGTTCAAAAAAAATCCCCGCCCGCACCAATGGCCGTCCGCGTGAAGTCTCCGCAGAACTGCTCGAAGAGATTTCCGTCATGAAGACGCGCAAGGATGTCGTGTGCGCAGTGTGCCATCATCCCGACGTCGCGGATATCGAGATGCGCCTGCTTGAGATGCAGGACGGCCAGACACACTTTGCCGAACTTGAGGCACTGGCCGAGAAATATGGCGTATCGCGGCACCAGCTCCGATACCACCGGGAAAGATGCATGCTCTACAAGGTCGCAGAGTCTCTGGATAAAAACACGGGGACAGGCAAAGGCACGGCAATGAAGGATGGTGCCTACTTCATCCAGCGCCTTGGGGACTACCTGCTGAAAGCTGACGATGTGATTCAGCGCGCGGAATTGGGCAAGGATGACAAGCTGCTCCTGTCAGCCGTGGAACAGGCCCGGAAGATTTGCGATACGAACACGCGCCTTTTCATCGAGGTGTACAAGCTGCAACTCGACAAGAAGGTGCAGGACGATTTCCGAAAGATTGTGCTGGAGGTCATAGAACGTTGTGCTCCTGAAGCAAGAGACCGAATTGTCGCTGAACTCAAACGTCGCTACCAACTTGTCACAGCTCTTGGGGGAACTGGGGTGTAGCCTCGATCCCGAAGTGCCCAAAACCTCGGAAGCGTTGAGGGCCGAGGAGCATCTAAAAGAGTTCATGACGCAGGCATGGCCTGTGATGGAGCCGGGCACGCCTTACATCCACGGCTGGCACATCGACGCCATCTGCGAGCATCTGGAGGCCGTGGTGCGCGGGGAAATCCGCGACCTGCTCATCAACATGCCGCCGCGCCACTGTAAAACCCTGCTGGTCTCCGTGGCGTTCCCCTGCTGGCTGTGGACACGGCAGCCGAGCGCCAAGTTCCTTTTCGCTTCGTACGCCCAGCAGCTTTCCATCCGCGACAGCGTAGCCTGCCGGCGCCTGCTCATGTCGCAATGGTATCAACGCAACTGGGCACAATCATTCAGCCTGACGGCTGACCAGAACGTCAAGCAGCGCTTCGAAAACGACAAACGCGGCTATCGGCTGGCAACGTCCGTCGGCGGGCAGCTTACGGGCGAAGGCGGCGACTACATCATTGCGGACGATCCCCATAACGTGAAGGACGCGGAGTCCGACGCTGTACGGACGGGGACGCTGGAGTGGTGGGACAAGGCCATGTCCACACGTTTGAACAATCCGAAGACAGGGCACAAAATCATCGTCATGCAGCGCGTCCATCAGGACGACCTTGCGGGGCACGTAGTTGAACAGGGCGGCTATTACCACCTGTGCCTCCCCGCCCGGTATGAAGGCCAGAAGACGCACTGGATCATCGGCTGGCAAGACCCGCGCAAGAAAGAGGGTGAACTGCTCTGGCCCGAGCGTTTTGGGGAACCGGAAGTCCAGAAACTGGAACGGGCGCTCGGCTCCTATGCCGCCGCAGCACAGTTGCAACAGCGCCCTACTCCGGCCGAGGGCGGCATCTTCAAGAAGAGCTGGTTCAGAACCTACTCCGACCGGCCGCAGTTCATCCGGGTGGTCGAGTCATGGGATACGGCCACCAGCGACCAAGAGCTTGCAGCATTCAGCGTGGGCACGGTCTGGGGGGAGACGGCCACCGGGGACTTCTACCTGATCCACGTCGAACGGGGCCGCTACACGTTTCCGAAGCTCAAGGCGACCGTCCGGGTTCTGCATACCAAGTTTAACGGCTGCGCCGTGCTGGTGGAGGACAAGAGTTCCGGCAGGCAGGTCTGCCAAGAGTTGGGCCGGGGCAAGAGGATTCCCATCCTTCCCGTGAAGGTCGGCAAGCAGGACAAGATTGCCCGCGCGTTGACGGTTTCCCCACTGGTCGAATCCGGGCACGTCTATCTCCCGGAGAATGCGCCGTGGCTGGCAGCCTACATGGAAGAAATGCTGAACTTCCCGAACTCCAAATACAAGGATCAGGTGGACTCCACGACGCAGGCGCTGAACTACCTGCGCGGTGGCTCCGCCACATCGCTCATGGACTTGAGGTAACGTATGGCCGATATTGTCAAGAACCCTGTGAGTTCCGCCATCTACCTTGAAAAGAAAGATGCGGCGCTGCTGGAACGGCTCAAAAAGATCCACCCGGTCAAAGACCTGTTCACGGGAAAAACCATCTGGAAAGATACGTTGAAGGGCCTCGTCTACAGAAGGCTGATCGGCGGCATCGCGTGGCCCGCGCCGGACTCCTATACGCCGATGACGCATCTGGCCGTATTGGCTGAAGAACGGGACGAGGACTTCTCGACGGGGCACCATACGGTTCATGTCATCTATGAGGATATGGCCCCTACCATCGAAGAAGTTCTGAATATCGCCGTGGCGAAGCAAAGCCTCTTGCGCTGTGCCGAATGGGTGGCCCCCATCCATGAAAGCGAGGTCATCCGTATCCGGCAGTGGGAAAAGGATCGGATGCGCCACAGGCTTCCGCACATCCGTATCATCCCACCCCCATCAGTGGACTTCCTCACGCTGCACGCGCTGGTACAAGCCCGTACCGTCACCTGCAAGACTATGTTCTTCGGCGAGGACAGCATCGCCGCCTCGGCATACGTTTCCATCCCGGCGGAAGATTACTGCCGCCCTCTGAAGCGATACCCCCAGCTCGCCGCGGTGCTTTATCCGCTCGGTGTCATTGATATGTACACGGCAGCGGATATCCCTCCCGGCATCCATACCCCGGCTGAGGGAGGCTACTGATGGGCCAGAGGGAAAGGGTGTCCATAACCCGTGTCCGGGAAACGCAGCTTGAGCATCTGATGAGGACAATGGAGCAAGCCTCAAGCAGCGACGGGAACAGGCTGAAGCTCGCTGTGGAGTTCTTGCGCTACTATGACGGGCAAAAAGTCCGGGACGTCGAATTGCAGGCCCGCAGGTACCTTGTCCGCAAGATGGTCTCGCAGGGCGTACGGCGCGAGGACATCGCGGAAAAATTGGGCATCTCCATCCGCACGGTGTACAGACTTGCATAGTTTTTGACACGTTAGCTCTTTACTGACAGTGACAAGCGCCGCCGTAGGTGTATTATTGCAGGCAAAGGTCTCTGGCCCTTGCCTGCAATTTTTATCCCTGCGGGAATCACTATGCCTATTCCTCTTCGCCATTTTTCCGCCACAGAGTTCCGGTGCAAGTGCGGTTGCGGTGCGGGCATCGAGCGGATGCATCCCGACCTGCTCATGATGCTCGACG